GGATACGAATTAATTGACTCGTGGACGTATTCCACCAATGTCGCCAACGTAGAGTTGTCCTGGGACGCTGACAAGTACGTGAAGCTGCTTCTCGTGATTAGTGGCGTTAGCCCGTTGACTGTGAGCAATAACCATTTGCTTGTAGGGTACATCACAGCAGCGAACACGCTAGTAACGTCTATGCAGCCGACAGGGGGCGCAGCGTGCGGACAAGCTGATGGAGTTACGGCACACCTGTACTTTCACGTTATGAAGCAAGGGGCGACTATCGGCGTGATCGATTACGACAACGGTTTCGGTTACATTGGGGCAACCGGCCTCTATGTGCCGACAGGAGCTCGTGGCACTACAACAACTTCATATTTTGATACGCTGCGAATATATTGGCACGGTGGCGCCACAATAGACGCTGGTTCTGCAAGCCTATATGGTATTGCTAAAGTATAATAAAGGGGGCCTTTCGGCCCCCTTTTTTCTTATGCCTCTTGTTCGAGGCGAGCGATCAGTTCGTTTGCGTCCTGAATGACTTTTGAAACGGAGAAAGCAGGGCCCCGTTGGATTTCATCGACCAGGTAGCAGAAATCGACCTGGTACTGGTAAAGGGTCGTCCCTTTCCCGTTCTTATAACCGTCGTGTTTCTCGACGAATTTTTCCTGCGCCTGTGCAAATGCACGCCGCAGATAATCAACGACGCGATCTACGTCGATTCTTTTCTCTTGTTTATCATTCGGTTTCATTTACCGAAATCTCCTCTGATGAGGTTAGACACATGCACCGGTGTTGGTGCCCCAGATACGCTCTCAAGCGTGTAGCCATTATCATGATTTCTTATTTGAAGTCAACGGACGTGGATAATCAAGCAATGTCTGCGTTTCAAGTGTCAACGCGAAATCGTTCAAAACGTTATATGCCCGATCGTACATGTCGCCTATAATTTCAGGGTCATAAACATGATGTTCCGTTTCTTCCACGAATGCGAGAAGATGGAATTCAAGATAGTCGATGATTGCTTGTGCTTGTTCAGTAGTCATGTTAAAATAGTACCGAAAAAATTGATCAAGTTCAACAGTTGGACCCCGTTGATTTACGGCACAAAATTATTTATCATTCCCTACAATAATAACACAACCTAAATAGACCTCACTACAGATGAAAGAAAAATCAAAACAATCTCATATGCGATCAGCTCTTAATTATGCAAATGATTCTACGTGCGAAAGGAAGAAAGTTGGTTGCGTGATCGTTAAAGACAATAGAATCATATCAATAGGATATAACGGAACTCCCCCTGGCTGGGATAACTGTTGCGAAGATCGACATTATATGGATGTTGACGCAGGGGCATGGCTTGATCCAGAAGAAATAGAACAAAAATGGCCACTGGTTGACGAAGATGGAAATCGTTATAAACTCGTGACGAAACCAGAAGTTTACCATGCTGAAGCAAACGCAATCGCGAAACTCGCACGATGTAACGAATCAGGAGAGGGGTCGTCGGTTTTTATTTCTTGCAGTCCTTGTATTGACTGCGCAAAATTACTTGCACAAGTAGGTGTAAAAGAAGTATACTTCGCTGAAGATTACAAAGCCGCGATATCATCAATAAAAGGGATGTCTGGCACCGAATTCCTGGAAATGTGCGGAATTCATACAGAACAAATAGAATTAAAATAACAATGGAGAGCAAATATGTTGCTTGATGAGCTGACTGTCACTAAACGCGACGGTCGTATTGAACCGTTTAATCTTGATAAGATACACAAAGTACTGTTTTGGGCATGCGAAGGCGTAAGCAACGTGTCCGTGTCGGAAATTGAAGTTCGCACACACATGCAGTTGTACAACAAAATTCCAACTTCGGAAATTCACGAGACATTAATTAAATCTGCAGCTGATCTGATTTCAGAAGATTATCCAAATTACCAATTTGTTGCAGCGCGTCTGGTTAATTTTACCTTGCGCAAGCAAGTATATCACAGGTTTGATCCTCCGTATCTTCTTGATCACGTTAAAAAGAACGTTGAGCTCAAAGTATACGACGGGGAACTGCTAACAAAATATGATGAAGATGAGTGGGATAAGTTAGATAAAATAGTTAACCACGAACGCGATTGGTTGTTAACGTATGCTGCAACGGAACAATTCCGTGGGAAGTACTTGGTTCAAGACCGCACAACTGGCAAGTATTATGAAACCCCTCAAATGGCGTACATTCTCATTGCTGCAACATTATTTGGAAACTATCCAAAAGAAACACGTCTGCAATACGTCAAAGATTATTACGATGCTATTTCTAAAGGGGCAAAATCTACAGTTACGCTACCGACACCGATCCTTGCTGGCGTTCGAACACCGACACGACAGTTTAGTTCGTGTGTGCTGATTGAAGCAGGGGATAGCTTGGATAGTATCAACGAAACGGCATCTGCAATTGTCGATTATGCATCTCGTAGAGCAGGTATAGGTATTAATGCAGGTCGTATCCGTGCAAAGGGATCGAAAGTTCGTGGTGGTGAAATTTTCCACACCGGTAATATCCCATTTTACAAATACTTCCATTCAGCACTGAAGTCGTGTTCGCAGGGTGGAGTGCGTGGAGCATCAGCAACAACGTACTATCCGTTATGGCATCTTGAATCTGAAGACTTGATCGTTCTGAAGAACAACAAAGGAACAGAAGAAACTCGTGTCCGTCATATGGATTATGGCGTTCAAATTAATGGTTACTTATATCAACGGCTGCTCAAAAATGAGAACATAACGTTGTTTAGCCCCAATGAAGTTCCCGACCTGTACAATGCTTTCTTTACCGACCAAGAGAAATTTGCTGAATTGTATGAAAAGTATGAAAGAGCATATTCCGTGCGCAAGAAAACTGTGTCAGCTCTTGAATTGTTCAACTCGCTAATTATCGAGCGTAATAATACAGGACGCATCTACATCCATAATGTTGACCACACTAACGCACATGGTTCGTTTAACACAACGAGTCCAATTCGTATGTCAAACTTGTGTGTTGAGATCACGTTACCTACAGAACCGCTGACACGAAAAAGCCGTATTCCTTTTATTAAGAAGTTTGTCGAGTCGGTGTGGGATTTGTCTTGTCAAGAGTTCCGTGAAGAGTATGGTGAGATTGCATTATGTACTTTAAGTGCAATTAACCTGGCGGCAATCAATACTCCTGCTGATTTCGAAAAGCCAGCAGACCTAGCTGTTCGTGGTCTTGAAGAATTGCTTGATTACCAAGACTACCCTATGTTGGCAGCAGGCGTGCCAGCACAGAAACGTCGGTCATTGGGGATTGGTGTTAGCAATTTGGCATACTTTATTGCTAAACACGGAGCAAAATATTCTGACGGATCAGCAAATGACCTCGTTAATGAATATGCAGAAGCAATGTCGTATTACTTGATTAAAGCATCAATCAATTTGGCGAAAGAACGTGGTCCGTGTGACTGGTATGAGGAAACGAAATATGCGAAAGGGTTGTTACCAATCGATACGTATAAATCAGCAGTCAATGATATTGTCACTTCTGAACTGAAACAAGATTGGGAATCGTTGCGTGCTGATCTTGCTGCTTATGGTATGCGGCATTCCACTGTGATGGCTCTGATGCCTGTCGAGTCCAGTTCGCAAGTTATTAACGCAACAAACGGAATCGAACCACCACGCGGAATGGTATCAGTCAAAGGGTCAAAAGATGGTACGCTTCGTCAGGTCGTTCCTGAAGTGATGCGGTTAAAAAACAAATACGAATACCTGTGGGATATGCCACACACTCGTGGTTACCTTGAGATAGCTGCAATATTCCAAAAATATACAGATCAGTCAATATCAACGAACACGACATATAATCCAAAAAATTATCCGGGTAATAAAGTTCCGATGTCGGAATTGATCAAGGACCTAGTGTATGCTTATAGGCTGGGAATTAAAACCCTATATTACCAAAATACAGATGACGGCTCGGGCGATGTTTGGGATCCTGATAAGAAGCAGGATGATTGCGAATCGTGCAAGCTGTAAAGGAGAATTAATGATGTCAAGTGTAGTTTTTAACCAAGAGGCCACCGACCACCTAAAAGCAAGATTGTTTTTAGATCCAGGTGGTAACCCTGAAATTCAGCGGTACGAACGTGTCCGATACGACACGCTCGAAAATTTCGTTGATAAGCAGTTAAGTTTCTTTTGGCGTCCTGAAGAGGTGGACCTATCAAAAGATAAGAACGACTTTCGAGATCTACCAGAAGCGCAACAGCATATTTTCACGAGCAATCTATTCCGTCAGATTCTGTTAGACAGTGTCCAAGGACGCGGCCCGAATCTTACGTTCTTGCCGATATGTTCTTTGCCTGAACTGGAGGATTGGATTACGAACTGGTCGTTCAACGAAACGCTACATTCACGAGCATACACTCACGTCATACGTAACGTATACTCGAATCCATCGGATGTAATCGATAAGATCACGACGATCCCCGAAATCCTCCAATGTGCGGATGCTATTTCCAAGTATTACGATGACCTTGCGCGATGGAATGCAATTTGGCAAGCTCGCCGCCTGGGTATTAACGTTACTGATTCGTATGACGAATATGAACACAAAAAAGCGGTTTGGTTGGCATTGAACTCTGTCAATGCTCTTGAGGGTCTTCGTTTCTACGTTTCGTTTGCTTGTTCGTGGAACTTTGCTGAACAAAAGAAGATGGAAGGAAATGCAAAAATTATCCGCTTGATTTGTCGGGATGAAAATTTACATCTCGGCAGCACGCAATATATACTACGCACTCTTCCAAAAGACGATACCGACTACAAGAACATTGCCACCGAAACGAAAGACGAAGTGATGCAACTGTTCCTGGATGTTATCCAACAAGAGAAAGAGTGGGCAACATACTTATTCAAGTATGGATCGATGATTGGGCTGAATGAGGAAATCCTTCATCAGTACGTTGATTGGATTGCATCGCGTCGTATGAAAACGATCGACCTCGATGTTCCGTTTGCTTATCCAACATCAGATCCATTGCCGTGGACAAAGAACTGGATATCCGGAAAGGAGGTTCAGTACGCTCCACAAGAAGCCGAAATCGCTTCATATCTTATATCGGATGTAGAACAAGACGTCGATGCGTCGACACTCAACGGATTGAGTTTATAAGGAGAACTAAATGGACATCACAGTATTCGGAACCCCCATCTGCCCCAATTGTAAAAATGTAACATCCTTTTTGGATTCTGCTGGCGTAAGATACCAGTACAAGACGATAGGGGAGGATGTTGAGAAGGCAGATGTGGACGCTCTTGTTGGACGTGCTGTCCGTTCCGTTCCTGTGATTGTGTCTAATGGTTTGGAAGTAACATTCGACGATCTCCGCCGTCAGGTATCAGCGACGGAGATGTCGAGTGCGCTAGCTGCATTGGAACTATAACTAAATTCCAAGCTCCCTTAGTTGGCGTATGGTGTCCTCTGCCGACGTGTGGAGGACACCAATTCCTCCAGCATCTCTCCACGGTCCAATTGCCTTCATCTTATCATCGATAAGAACGCAATCTGGAGCTGCGTAAGACGCTTTTTCAGCAGCACGTTCCACGAGGTTGATCCGTACCTCATTGCCGAAGTACTTAGGGACCCACTCAAGTTTCTGTTCACCCGCCCTATACCTTTTTGGGCCAGTTGCTGTCAGAATTTCGGGGTTGAACGGAAGAACGTATCGCCAAAGATCAGCATAATCAGCCATAGGCTCAAGATCGAACCACAGCTGACCGTCATACAGGTCCTGATACGTGCTGATCGACGACCATATCAATTTTCGGTATCGAGCATCCCGTTCGTACTGATCTTCGTCATGAACGAAATCATATCCGTGGACGACGGCCATTGCGCGTTCCATACCTCGCTTGAAGTCAGCGAGGACGCCGTCTAAGTCTACGTAGATACGAAAGTTGGTTTTGTTAGTAGTCGTCATAGTCGGAGTACCTTCCGCCGTTGAATTCTTCTTCGTACTCCGTCTCGTCTTGATTGACATTGAACTCTGCCCACTCGGTAACCGTTTCGAACTTTCGATTATACACCGGATCGAATACGGAACCGTTGTCGGCGATTTTGATTCCGTAAAACTGTTCGGCCTCTTCAGGCGAAAGGTTACGGATATCGTTGACCACATGCGCCACTTCGTTAGCGTGAACGTGGTAATTTCGGCTCATTTTTTGACCTCGTTAGTGAATGGTAGTTGCTACCAGTAACCCTAATGTTACTACAGAAACTGCTAGGTTGACAACAAGAAGAATCATATTAGTTTTCAGCAGTTTACGATTCGATTTTGTTGTTGCGAGGGTATCTTCAGCGACGATTAGCGTGCTCTCCGAAACTTCGACAGCAGCTTCAGCTGCCGCGGCCGCTTCTTTTGCCTCTGCTGCGGCTCGGTGAACTTCTTCTCTTGTTACGTTCGGTAAATCATCTGAATATGATTTCATTTTGCTATAACTCCAACTATTTTCTTCATTATGTTGAATGTCTGAAGGATCTTAATCTTACGATCCAAAAGCTCAGACATTTTTCTTACTTCCTCGATTTCGAGGAGATCATTTGCTAACTCTTCAAACTGCTCGTCTGAGAGATCACCATTATATAGTCCATCTTTCAGTACAATCAACTCTTGAGCAGCTTTTACAATAATAGGGTCTTCGTGATCCAAAAAGTCTTCCAAACGTTCCATGTTTAGTACCTCGGTTTATTTGCCACAACCTCTAGTGCGGTTCGGACTTTCTTCAAAAATAATTCTGTCTTCAATGAACAATATGTTTTTGATCCGTTACCATTATCATATTGTTTTTTGAACTCTAGCATGTCATTTTTCAACACGTCTACGATTTGGTAGACATCTACATTTCGGGGGGTGTAGAACGTGTATGTGTGTAAGAGAAGAGCATCATATTCCAACGTCGGTATTAACCGTTTGATTGCTTGTTCATCATCACATTTCTGGTTCAAAAGAACAGCAGATGTCTCCAGTCGAGCCAGTAACTCGTATTCGTTATTATCATATTGTTGTGGAAGTAATGAACATCCTGACAACAACAGAACAAGAGATGCAATGATTAGTGTTTTCATAGAAGTATTTATTATTCAACGCGATTGCCGGATGCATCATAAACAGCAATGACCGTATTTTCCTCTCGGAGGATGATTTTGCGGAGATGTAGTTCAGCAGATTCCACATCGAAAGGGCGCAACACTACAAGGTCTTCGAAAAATATCCATTCGGATGAATGAAACACATTGGCCTCTTCTAGTATTTGTACGAAATATGATCCGTCGCCACGTTGTACGAGTCTGTATTTTGCGTTATTTTCCATAACCGCCTCTTTTATACTTCTCTAAAATTTCTGTTAGCTCGTTAACATAAACATCGCGTCTTTTCTTTGGTGATTTGAGTAACGCTTTATATTCTTTCATTAGCGCTTCAGCTTCTTTTAGCTTCTCTTCAACCTTACGCTTTTCGTCTTCTGTGAACCGATATACCGGAAGGTCGGCAATATAGTCAACATAAACGATTTCAATCTCTGTCAGAAATTCTTTTAGTTCTGATCTCGACCCGATTTTCTTCGCAGCACCGCCCACGTTTCTAGCAATGGCTCGAAGTACATCTTTATACTTTTGGATATCGATTTCCAAAAGCCCGGCCAACCTTTCGTATCGTTTGACATACCAACCCAACCTCCATTCTGTAAATTTTTCAATTACCTCTTCGTAATTTGTGCTCCACACACGCTCCCCATCGAAGTCGATAACGTTCATGTTTTCGCTAACCCAGTTATTCAACTCGAGAAGTTCAGTCAGTGATTGGTGTTCTTTCAATGACGACAGAGTTCCTTTCTTAAACCGAACTTCGATATTATAAGAATCACGAGAGTTATCGACGTACTCTTGAATCGTTCCATTTTCTTCTAGTTTGTCGAGCTTGGTGATATACTTTTCGTGTGGGACACCATACGGTAAGTTTGTAATTCGTGCGGTCGTTGCGTTTATTTGTTCTACTTCGCCTTGGAACAAATACTTGTATCCACCTGTTCCTGTTTCGGCCCAGTCGAACGCTCGTTGGTTGAGCGGTACCATCGTAGGGAGTTCTTCGGTAAAGGTTCCTGATGTTAGATAATCCAGTTGTGATTTGATAATGCTGTCGAGAGCTCGAGGCAAGATGCTTGAAGCAAACCCGACAGCAATACCGTCTTGTGGATTTAAGAGAACGATAGGAACGAGCGGAAGAAAGTGTTTCGGTTCTTCTAATGTTCCGTCATAGTTCTCTGTTAGTGGGATGACTTCGATATCGCGGAAGACAACGTCTTTGGTAAACTCGCTAACTTTGACGCTGGTATATCGAGCAGCGCCGTACGCGGTTGGAGCGAGTAGTGTGCCGAAAGCGCCATCACCGTCCAGGAGAGGTATATTATTACCATAAGGAGCAGCCAATGTGTTAACCGCGCCCTCCGGAGCCTGGTGAGGGTGAATTGGCATTGTCGCTCCTGCCAACGTGGCAGATTTATATTTTTGTCCATTTTTAGCAGTCCATAAAACTCGTCGGGCTGCAGCCTTCAAACCATCTGCAGCGTGTGGAATAGCTCGTGATTGTAGAACATACAGAGAGTAATCTCTACGTTCGTTGTTTACATACTCTGAACTTTTCATCTTGTGTTAGGGTGGTAATATATGTTAATTTGGTTCAATGCAAACCCCCAACGTTCCAGGGCCCGTTTGTCTAGCTGCTTGTCCCGTCCTCTCACCACTGGTAGCCAGAAGTGATATTTGGGGATAACCCAGCCGCATAGGATTATTATGATACCGAGCGCAATGAACCCGTACCTAATCCACTGGAGTGCTTTTATCGCGCTGTTCCACCGTCTTTGCGTTTTGGGGTATTTCCATTTGTTGTTTACATACTCTGAACTTTTCATCGTTCCATACTATCCCATCTCGTCCGGGCAATTTCAACAAGACGATGCCAGTGCATTGGGGTATAGTCGATCACTTCAACGCTAACGTTGATGTGTTGAAGACTGTTGGTGTCATGATTGTTGTGTATATGGCCGTGAACATTAATCCAATCCGGAGGACAGTTTTCGAGAGGGTAATGTGTAAACACCATTGGTGGGTGTAAGCCAGGGAGTGCATATATTAAATGCTTCTCTTTAAAATCAAGGTTTTTAACCTTTCCTCTATCCATGTCGTGGTTGCCAATTATCAGAATTCGGTCGCCCTTGAGATACGACAAGATTTCGTTCGCTCTGTCGTCGTTCATAAACGCAACATCACCAACCCATATAACAAGGTCATCATCGCCAACGACATTATTGTGGTTGTCGATTAACTTTTGAGACATATCGTCAAGATCCCAAAACGGCCGATCGCAGTACTTGATAATATTTTTATGTCCAAAGTGTGTATCGCTCCAAACAAAAATGTTTTCGTATTGGGGCGTATGGTCAGGAACTGTTACGGGGATGTTTTCGTATTGAGAAACTTTGCGAACACGTGGCCTTGTGTCCTTGCCGTCATAGCAAACTTCCTTGCGTAAATCGGCAAGGTAGAGTTCTCGAAGTTCTTCAGTCGACATTTCAATCATTTGACTGTAACCATTCCTTTCGAGCGTCAGCATCATTGCTGAATAGTAACTTGAGAATATCCTTCATCTTACCATCATCGACAATCGGGATCAACGTATTTGTTTCGCCGGATAGGATCATCTCCCAATCTTTCTGGACCATAGACCCTAATCCTTTGTAGTAGTTAATCATCCACCCTTTGTATTTGGACTTAGCTTGCTCGTACTCATTTCGGGTTGCAAAGTGAATTCTCTTGGAACCCTTGATAGCACAAACGTTGGGCGCCACGAGTCTATAAATGAAAGGGTCGTAATTTTTGTCAAACAACTCTGGCCAGTATGTGTAAAACAGATTGACAAGAAGAGTAAAGATATCGCCCCCGTCCACGTCAGCATCAGTGGCCATAACAACACGCCCATAATTCAATTCACTCCTTAATGCTTTTTGACCTGGCACCAATCCGATTGCCGTGATCAAGTCTGTTACCTTACCCATCTTCAAAAGCTGAGCAACAGTTGTTCCATATACGTTGTTTATCTTGCCAGTTAATGGATATGATGCATGCACTTTAGGATCGCGTGCTTGTGTAATCATACTTGCAGCAGACAACCCTTCTGTGACTAATAGTTGCGTCTCCCATCTATTTTTGCTTGTCGCGTCAATCAATCCCGGAACTTTTTTCTTTAGGTTCTTCTGGTGTTCTTTCACAGCTTTTTTATTTGCATTAACGTGATAACGAACCATTGCGCGTTCGAGAACAACAGACAACCAATCTTTATTCTTTCTTGCAAACGACGACCATTGTTCTTCAACCATATCGCTAATTTCTTTGCGTAGGTTAGGTCCTGTCAATCGTGTCTTTGATTGTGCATCGTACTGTGGGTCTGATAACCGCAGATTGCCAATAACCAACAAATGATTGCGAACATCGTTCTTTGTTATTTCACATTTCGCTTTCTTTGCTTCTTTTGCAAGATGGTTGATCGTTCTGTCATAAAAAGCATTCAGGAATTGTGTGTTACACAACCCACCATCGAACAATAGTGAGCTATTAACCCACGAATATATCTGTTCATCTAATCCTTCATTAACATCGAATACAACAAAAAATTCCATTCCGCTCGCTTCGAACTTAAAGTAGTTGTTTGATATCTTTTTAATGATATCTTCAAATCCCTTTTTAAATTTGTAACGTCGTCCGTTGTATTCAGCAGTAACGCCAGGGTTGGTTAGAGCAATTTCAATTGCTCTGTTTTCCATCAACTGTTCTGGTAGCGTGATATCGTCAAATACATCAGCATCGAGTTGGAATGATATTGATGTCCCTGTTTTTATACTACCTTGACGGATCGACGGTTTTGTGACATTTAGCGCACCGTTGGAGAATGTTTGACGGTATCGTTTTCCGTCACGGTGAATGTCGATCTTGAATTCGGTGCTGCAAAAGTTAACGCACGCTGATCCTACCCCATTTTGACCGATAACCCCAGCTTCTTTGTCGTTGTTGAAGTTTCGTCCTGAGCGGAGCTGTCCAAAAACCACTTCTGGTGTATGTGGTCCGGTTTTGTGTTTGTCGATTGGAACGCCTCGTCCGTTATCAGATATCGTGTACATTCCTAAAACAGGGTGAGCTTCAATCGTTATTTGTTTCCCAGCAAACGATGTGTGGGCGAACTCGTCAAGACAGTTGTCGATAATCTCACCAACTGCTTTATACACTGCGGGGATGAATTCGATGCTAGTAGCAGCAAACGTTTCGCCAAGAAACAACGGAACAGAATATGACGTTTGTTTCATGTTGCCTAGGTATATCTGAGTTCTTAGGCGAACATGATCTCGGTCCGATAAGATTTTAATATCATCGGCGGTATAGTTATTGTTTTTTGTCATATATTAATCGTCTATGTATTGAGAAAGTGGTAAATTCAATTCGCGTTTAATTAGTGGTGCCCATTCATAAAAACTTTGTCCGTGCGTCATCTTCCTATGATACACCCATTCATATTGATGAACCATTTCGTGTACTAAAACAGTTAAGAATTGTCGACGGTCTTCCATCGCCCGTTTAATACCCATTTCGACGTCATACGTTCTAGGTATTGGTCTTGTCCATCCAAAAGACCCATCGCGGAAGTTTTTGCAAATGATCTTTTTTGGTGGACATAAAATACCCCAAAACACCGCAACATTCAACTGATACCACCAGTATAACGCAAAACTTGGGGTTATGTCAATCCCGTCAGCCCCACGCTTGTTTAAATGGGTCTTAATTCGTTTTCGTGCTGCTATTGTTTTTGTGTCATTTGTCATCACTTACAAAAAATATTCATTTTAACCTTTGCATCGAACTCAGAAGTTGAAGTTTGACTTGCTAACGTCTGTAAAACGTAAAGTTTTCCGTACTTTTGAACTGCATCACTAAGGTCTTTACAGTCACCTATCTCAGGGGTACTTATGCTCCAACCCGCTTCAACCGCTTGTTCTGCACCTCGGATCCCATCGCCGAATTGGTCAGGGACATATACTTTCTTGCGTGGAGAACGATTAAGCCAGTTTATTTTTGATTGTGATATTTCGTTGCCGAGAACTGCAACACCATCCACTGCATATGCATCAAACCACCCTTCCACGACATATAATGGTTGAGATGTGTTCGCGAATAACTTGTCAAACCCATAAATGACACGATCGCGACTGACTGCTGGACTTTCGTATTTCTTAACAGCTTTTTCCGTCAAATCTCGGCCAATATAAAATATCAGCTTGTTGTCTTTGTATATTGGGATTATTACCCGTCCAAACCATTTCTTTAGATGTGGTATGTCAGTTCGTTTGGACAGCATAAACGGATAACCGTCCGGATCTATCCCACGGAGATCTGCTAGGTAATAACGAGCTATCTCAGCCCATTTGTCGTCAGCATCAGCAAGAGGATAAAACGTTTCGGGTAACGGAAGCTCGATAGGTTCAATCTGTATTTTGTGTTCGTGTTGTTCGGGTAATTGGCCTGAATGTTTCAGTTGGAAACTAGAAAATAACACTCGGTTCCATTCCGATTGTGGAACATTGAAGTCGGTTAACACCTGCTCCATTTTTGGGGATAAAAGTAGTTGGCCTTCTCGTCCTTTGTGTGTTGGATCGTATACAGCTGCAAGACCGCAGTTGAAGCAATGGAACGCTACTGTATTGTTTTCAAATTTGAATCCTGCTCGAGGACCCTTTTTTCCGTGATCACATTGAGTGTGTACGACAGGGTACCAACCGGTTCCCGAAGCAACCGGTGGTAGGTGAACGTATTGTCTTATTAGTTGTTCAAGCGTCACAGTTTCCATCATCAAACGATAATGTGCTCTGTGTATAATGTCAACGCTTTCGTACGGATGCTTTTTTCTTTGGAGCGGTTCTTTTTGCTTTTGGTTTTGGTTCTTGTTCCGCTTCGCTCTCTTTCTGGAGAATTTCAACCATGTTGATTAGCCGTTCGCGAATTTCGGGAGGGTGCATGTAAATGTCCGCTCCGTTGAGCACACGATCAACTTCCTCATCGCTAAGAAACGGAATGTAGAACCTGCGTAAAAAGCTCTCAGACCATGACGTAGCAGATTGTAGTGCTGCAATTTGTTCATGCCCCTTCCCTACAACAGCTCCCGAGTAATTGTGAATCATCATGTAACTGTTGTCATGAACAATAAACTCATCTCCGGCAAGGAATATGAATGTTCCCATTGAGCTACACTCACCCTCTAAAGAAGTTACGACATGAGCTTGTGTCGACCTCATTGCGTTAATGATCTGGACTCCTGTATCCATAAAACCGCCTTCGGTATTCATATGCATGTATATGACATCTTCAGGTCCTGCTGACTGGATTCTAAAAATCATGTCAGTGTATTTGTATGGCTCCATGATAAATCCACTAATATAAAAGTGGTGGATTATTCGATGAACCATTTGTTGATGGTAACCGTATGGTCTGCTCTCCGGATCGAATTCGTCTTGAACTTCTTTTTTATTTTTCATATACTAATCTTCTTATTGTGTTTTATTGGTTAGTTTGTTCCATTGGCTTACCACCCATTCTTGGAACCAACGAGCATATGCAGGTTGTGGGAAATTCCATCCAACGAATGCACCAACAGCGATCCAAAATAATGTGTCTAGCATCTCTTTACTCCTGTTAATTAGAAAAGGGGCGCCGAAGCGCCCCACTGGTTTGGTTACAAGGCCCAGTTAGGCCCCGTACGCGACTGTTTCTTAGGCAGCCATTGCGTAGTCGTAAACTTCATCGTTTGCGATTATTTTTAATTTGTGCTGATTACGTCAGTCACCTGTCGGCCGCCTCGTGTCCTCTTCGTCCGCTCCGTCGAATCCAATTCAACCCCATATAAAGCACACTATCTAGTTTTAACTTCTGGCGTAGGATTTCGCCTGCCACTTTGATAATGTGCTGTCAAAAGCATTCTAACGGTTCATTTGCCTCAATTGGCTGGTGTACCACCCCTGATCTTTTTACTGATTCTTAGAATGCTTTTGGTGGAGTTGCCGGCATTGAAGCCGGGTCCGCAACGTCTCCAATTTCCGTCATCAGCGACAAAGTTATTTATACATCAAAGCCCGGAGCAAAATCAACTAAATAGGACGTGGGTCATATACACAGGAGCTCCAAATGAAGGCAACAGATTTATATTACATAGCTGGTTTAATGGATGGCGAGGGGTCAATAATGTTGACCAGGGCTGGCAAAAGAAAGCACCGCTCGCCAACAATCTCAATTACAATGACCACTCGTGAAATTCTTGAATATGTGCAAGAAACCCTTGGTGGACATATAAGCACAATAACGAAACGAAAGGAACATTGGAAGCAATCGTGGGTGTGGAGTGCTCAATACAATATGGCATATGAAGCAATCAAGATATTAGCTCCGTATCTAAGAGAGCCAGAGAAGAAAAGGCGTGCAGAATTGATACTGCGAGATTATAAACGACTAACGCCTCGAAACGGGAAGTACACTACTCAATTGTTGGAGGAGCGTCAGGCGTTCGAAACTGAGTTTTTTGGTCCTCCAAGTACTGTCGCTCAAACTTAATATAATCAGCCACACCGTTTCCTGTTTCGGTAAAAGCTGCCCCTATTTTGTTGGCATCAATTATTGCTCGGCGTTGAACCCATTCGAGCTGTTGCATCTCTTCGGCCGTCAATTTCTTCGCCCCGTTAAGAGGGTCTTGGTATTTTTCTTGGTCGATGTTAATTAGTCTGAAGACAGAAGCTAAATACTCCTCGCGTGTATTCAATGCTCCACGTCTTCCTGCATCGAAGATTTCTTTTCGTCTTTCGTTGGGTATGACATCTAATATTGATGGGTACTGAGTGTTAAAAATGTCTTCTTCGTAGTCGTCGTCGAGGTATGCCTTGAGAGCATTTTTCCTCCTGTTGAGTGCACTATCTGAAACATTGCGTGCCCCGCAATATTGCTCAAAGGTATTCATGAACACATGCGAGAGCTTGACGTTAGCCCCGACAATTTCAGCATCCCATATCTTGACATGAGATGGATCTGTGATATCGTTACGAAGTGACATTGTTAGTATGGAATGTCTGGCGGCGAGCACCCACGTCTCTCTACTGTGGTATGGTTGATCAAACAGTGATATTATCTCTCGAATAAGAGATATTGAACTTTCGAGAGCTTGTTTCGACCGTTGATATTGGTTCTCCGCCTCCTGTCGTTTTTCGTCGTGCCGACGAAAAATGAGCGTAAAAACAAGAGCGAGTACTGCAACACCCGCAGCGATAATAG